CTTGAATGGATAAAGAAACAAGCAGGAGCAACCAGTACAGGCTGGCAAGGTATAGATCGTAAATTATATGGCGGACTGAACAGAGGCGAAATCACTATATTTGCAGGTGGATCAGGTGCAGGCAAAAGTTTGTTCTTGCAAAACTTTGCTGTTAACTGGGTGTTAGCAGGACTTAATGTAGTGTATGTAAGTTTAGAACTTAGCGAGCAGTTGATTAGCATGCGATTAGACGCAATGGTCAGCGGATACAGTACTAGAGATGTGATGAAAAACATCGACGATGTAGATCTCAAGGTACGTATGAAAGCAAAAGGCGCAGGTAGGTTGCGTGTTAAGCAAATGCCCAATGGCATAACTGCAAATGATCTGCGTGTGTTTTTACGAGAATATGAAATACAGTGCGGCGAAAAAGTAGACTGTTTGCTAGTTGACTACTTGGATTTGATGATGCCTGTTAACGGCAAAGTGAGTGCTGAAAATACATTTATCAAAGATAAGTTTGTAAGTGAGGAGTTGCGTAATTTAGCAGTAGAAAGAGAACTGTTATTGGTAACAGCATCGCAGTTAAACAGAGGTGCAGTAGAAGAAATAGAATTTGACCATCATCATATTGCAGGCGGCATCAGTAAAATACAGACAGCAGATAATGTAGTAGGCATTTTTACCAGTAATGCAATGAGAGAACGTGGTAGATATCAAATACAGTTTATGAAAACACGTTCAAGTGCTGGTGTAGGCACTAAAGTGGATTTAAAATTTGATCCTGATACCCTTCGCATTGAAGATTTGGAAGAAGGCGACGAAGATGCAATGACTATCACCACAAGCACACTGGTCGATCAACTTAAACGTAATAGCAGTATTAAAGCTGAAGAGCAACCAGAAAAAGATACTGTGTCTCAAGCACTAGAACTCAGCAAGTATTTGAAAAACAATAACGACTTCTAATTGATAAATAGTGTTAAGCCTTAGGAGTTCGCTGTGAAAAAAACACGCAGTATTATAGAAGAATTGAGCCTCATTTCGGTTGACCGCGATAGAAACCATGTTGTGGAAAATCGTGGTGAGCATCTAATACAAAGCATCATTCACTTGGTTGAAAAAATTGAACTTTACTATAACGAAGAGACAGCAAAAGATTTGTCTAACAGAATAGTAAACAGTATCAGAGCAAAAGATCCGTCTAAATTCTCCCGTGGCATAAAGAAAATTATAAAAGAAAGCCAGAGAGATGACGATGACCTATCGTAAAGATATCCAAACAGCAGAATACTATATTCAAATTCAAGAAGCACTTAAAGAATTACCCGAAAGTGTAATTGAAGACTTGTCTGCTGTCCATGCGGAGTTAAAAAGACTCGACGAAGCAGCTCTTTCCGGTGAACAGATACAAGCCGTATTTGCTAACATTGCTAAAGAACGTGGTCAAGGTGGCGATGTAAATAAAATTGCTAAAAAGTTAGCGCCAGCAATGCAAGGATTGATGGACAATCTAATGAGCAGCAAGGCTGCAACTTTACTACAAAAGATTGGTAATGCAGTTCCTATAGAAAAACTTAACACACTTGTTAAAAAACTTCCCGAGCCAGCTGGCAGTAAAGCAAGCACTATTGTGGATGCTATACGTTCTGGTGCTGAACAAATTGAAAATGACGAAGATGTAGCAGCCTTTAAAGGGTTAATGCTCACTGTTATCACAATAGGTATGGGCGCACTCGGAGTTGGCGGCCCAGCTGCACTAGGTGTTATTAGTAGTGCAGCATTATTTAGGGTTGTTGTTAACTCAGCAATCAAGGCCGCGGCAGGCGGCACAGTCAAAGACATTGCAAAAGGCGCAGCTGTAGACCTTGCTAAAGCGGCCGCGGCAGCACTTGCTGGTATGGCGATAAACAAACTCGGAGAATTTGTTAAAGGCAGTGCCGAAGAAGCAGGCGCAGCCGCCGACAAAGCTGTTGAAGCAGGCAGAGCCTCACAACAAGAAATAGCGCAAACACCTCCAGAAGAATTAGTTCAATCTGGATATACTGCAACAGGATTTAAACTTCCGCCCAATTTGGAATTATCAGACTACAACGAAGCAATATCTAGTATAGCTAATCCTATTGTTATGAACGGAGGCACATACGATTTAGACGCAATAAAACAAGTTGCATCAGAAGCATTGAAAGCAAGCGGCGGAGATCTAGACGATCTAAAGTGGAACTTAAACAGGTGGTTAATTCGTCAAATGGGATATGCTGTTGGTAGTCCTGAGACTACACAGGACACGTTTGATCTCTTTGTATCAGCAGGATTACAAGGTGAAGGACCGCTTGCAGATTTAGCATCCGCAGTAGCACAAGAAAGTGTTGTACATCCTGAGTGGATCACAACACTAAGTGAAGAAATTGGCGCCGAGTTTGATGAACTTGTTGAATCTGTAGGACCAGAAGTTGCTGTGTTTGCAACACTAACGTGGTATAACAGTTGGGTAAAAGAAAATCAACCCATCATCGAAGGTATGCAACATTTGCAACAATATCAACTGGTTGAAAATGTAGAAAAAACAATCAAAGAAGCACCAGCAATAGGTGATATTGCTAAAAAAGTAGGTGGCGCCTATCGTAAAGCAACAGGAGCAGTTGGTAAAGTTGCAGGCAAAGCACTTGGTGGTGCTAAAGCTGCAGCTGGTGCTGCAAGTAACGTACTAGCAACCGGTCTCGGAAAATTAGTTAAGCCTGTTCTAAACACAGGTCCTGCGAAAGCATTTACCAATAAAATACAACAAGTAACTGGCACACAGTCTGCTATTGATCCTGCTAAACTGCAACAAGACTATGAAGCAGCAGGTAGCCCAACTGACGATGCAGAATTAAGTAAGTTTTTGAGTAAAAATGCAGGCGCAACCAAAGGTGAAATTGACTCTGCGTATAAAGCATCTGGTGTACAAGCACAGGCACCAGAAGAACAGCCAGAGCAAGATGCAGAAGAACCAGCGGCTACAACGCAACAGCAGGGCGCACAAGCGCAAGAGCCTGCACAGCAAGGTCAAGACAGCGGTGCTACACAAGCAGGCGCACAGGGTGCTACAAGCGGTGCTGCAGGCGCTCCAAAAGCAGGCGCCAAACCACAGCCAAATGCAGTTAAGCAAGGTGTAGATCAAACACAACCACTTAAAGTTGGCGACACTGCTACATTCCAGAAGAATAAGTTTAAATGGGACGGACAAAATTGGATCGGACAAGATGGACAGCCGGCTATAGGCAAAGAAAAACAAGAGTTAATGAAATCTAAAGGCTTAGATATTACCGGAAAACCCGCAAAGCCTGGCATGATGCAAAGAGCTAAAGATTGGATAGCAGGCAAAGATTCCGGATACGGACAAGCGACACGAAGCGATCCTAAAGCAAGTTTAGGTAAAAAAATTGCAGGCACATTAGGAAGCATGGTAGGAGGCGCACTAGCTGGTGGCAAGCCTAGTGCAGAACAACCTGCACAAGCACCACAATCAGCACAAGCACCACAAGCACCACAAGCACCACAAGCAGGTGCAGAACAACCAGCTGGGAAAAAGCCTCTGCCCAACGTTACAAAATCAGAATATTCTGCATTACAGAAGCGCACAATGTCAGGTGACGCCGCAGCCGCAAAAGAACTTGTTGATAGATTATCTAATGCAAACAGCAAAAACTATGATATCAACGACTATGCTAACAGTATTGGTGCCATACTTAAAAGATCTAACATAGATGCAAACTTAAAAACTACGCTCACACAAAAAGCCAGAGCATTACGCACAGAAGCATATCAGCATTTAACTAAAGTATTAGAAGCCGGCGGACTAACATGGTCTGATTTAGGCTATCATGCAGTTATATCAGAATCTAATAATGATACAGTATTGCTTGTTCCTGTATACGATGTTGATATGTATGAAATGAAACAACTAGCAGGAATATAAATGAGATTTGTTGAGATTTCTAAACCTTTAGTAACGCAAGTTTTGTCTGAAGGTATTGTTAGAGAAGCTAAGGAGGGAAAAAACACTCACCTTGAGCATCTCGAAGATAATATTTTTAACAAAGGTTATCCTGGTGCTAAGGAAGCAATCAACTACTTGTACAGTTTACATGAAATGCTAGAAGGACATAGCAGTAAAGCATTAAACATGACCACAAAATGGGACGGTGCTCCTGCTATTGTTGCAGGAAAGGATCCTGCTACTGGTAAATTTTTTGTTGGCACTAAAGGAGCGTTTGCTAAAAATGCTAAATTAAACTTTACCGGCAAAGATATAGAAAAAAATCATCCAGATGGTGTCGACAAAGACACAGGCGAACCTAAAAGTGCCGAGGGCTTAAGAACTAAATTGAGATCAGCACTCACGCATCTAAGTAAATTAAATTGGGACACTGTGGCGCAAGGCGATTTGTTATTTTTAAGAGATTCTCTTAAAACAGTAAACATAGATGGCGAAGAATATATTGCATTTAAGCCAAACACCATAACTTATGCTGTGCCAACAGACAGCGATTTAGCAAAACAGATTCAATCTGCTGAAATAGGTATTGTGTTTCACACTGAGTATCCGGGAGGTCCCACTCTAGCAGATACAAAAGCAAAATTTGGATTCGACAGCAGTGTGTTAGGCCAAGCAAAAGGTGTTTGGCACAGAGATGCTACTATCAAAGACCTCAGCGGAACAGTTACTTTTACTGCTGAAGAAAGTGCAAACATAATGAATGCAATCACAGAAGCTAACAGTGCGCTAGGCAAAGTAGATAGCGAAACTTTTTCGTGGCTTGACAAAGGGACAGAATATATTACCGGTGCTAAGTTTGTAGATCAATTGAAAGCACATGCTAACAATCAAGTTAGAGCAGGTGACTTCGGAAATCCTGCACAGTTTGCAAAAGGATTTATACAAAAGTATATTGATTACATGCAAAAAGAGATTGCAAAAGTATCTACACAAAAAGCCATAGACAGAAAAACAGAGTTAATGGTACAAGGCGTTAAGTTTATCAAAGAACATGTACCACAAATTGTTGCCGTATATGGTTTATACTTAAAAATTATTGAAGCAAAAGTACGCATAGTGCGTAAACTAGAACAAATACGTCAAATACCAACATTTGTTGAAACTGGCGATGGATACGAAGCCACCGGTGAAGAAGGATTTGTTGCAGTTGACCGTATGGGCAATGCTCTTAAACTGGTGGATAGATTAGAATTCAGTAGATTAAACTTTGGTAGCGGAAAGCCTGGGGCATAAATGGAACTCGAATTTATAGATAAAGAAATCAGCGAAAGCAGGCTTTATAGAACCAGCAGTGCTATGAGCAAACTCAATGGCAGAGATGTTGCTGATTTAGCATATCTCAATACCATAGCATTATACATGATGTTACAAGACGATGCACAGCACGAATATGCAAAATCTTACGCAAATCAAACTATAAAATATGGAAATTATAATTTATTTCGTACACATGCAACAGATTTATACATGCTCTGTCACGTGTTAAATAATCCAGAAGATGCAAGTCTAGACAGTAAATTTGAAAGTACCAAGTTTATAAAAACATTAAGTTTCGACGAACTAAAGCACATTAGATTTTTAAGAACTTTGTCAAATGCTGCTGACAGCAATAATCAAGCAGTTAGTTACTTTTTTAGACTAGAGGCGCAACTTAAAATAAAAAATCCCAAGTATACTCAATTTAGAAGATACATTACAAATTGGGGGAATTTAAAATACAGCTCTAGACAACTAGCAGTTACTAAAATATTACAGGAAATTAGAAAACTTGGCCGCGGCAGCGAACTGATTTCACCTCTGACTACTATGGCTAAGTATAGAAAATTTAATGTTGAACCTGAGTATTCGCGTCCAAGAACTAGTTTTGCTAAGAAAGTTGCAGGTGCTGCTATAGGCGCAGTTGCCGGTAGATATGTTGCAGGAAAAGTTGCAGACATGGACAAAGAAAAATTAAAAAAAGCAGGAACAGGGCTTGGTGCTATAGCAGGGTATTGGGCAGCAGGCAGGAGAAAAAAACAAGTATGAAAATAATAGAAATCATATTAGAAGATACTATGCCTATAGAAATGCAAAGAAACTTTGCCTCCAATCCAAAGTTAAAAAATGCAATTGAGTTAGCATACAGACGCTTGGGTAAAGACAAGGATTGGAATATTGCTGCCGCAAAAGCAATTGATGCTTACAGTAACAAAATGGATAATCAGCTATCGAATAGAGAAAAAGCTGATTATGAAAAACTAAAAAATGACTATGTAGCACTAGCAAAACAGGTTAGAAATATTCAGCAAGCACAATCTGACAAAGCACAAAAACCACAACCACAACCAACTAAAAAACGAGGGGCGCCTACCGGTAATCAAAATGCTAGGAAGAATTTTCAACAACCAGATTCTGCATCAACACCATCAACCGGAACAGGCGGAATGATTTCTAAAGCACTAAACCCTTTTAAAAACACTGGAAGATTTGGACTAGGCGACCTTGACACCACTGATGTTGGAACAACCATAGCAACAGCATTTAAAAAAGCAAAATCAAACTTTACAAACACAATAAAATAGATAAATAAACATATAAAGCATGCTTACATGCTTACATGCTTAAATATTTAGGAGATTAAAATGGCACAAACAGATCGCAGAGCCGCAGCAGCAGGCGAATTTATTGGCAAAGATGTATTCCTCAAGAGCTTTCAGCAGCAGTCAGGTAACATCTCTGCAACTCAGTTAACAGCACTTGTTAGCACTGTACAAAACTTAAACCTTTCAGTACTTAAGGTTGGCGCAGTAAGTGGTGATACAGTTAGCATGATTGTTGAAGGTGCAGACAACTTAGCAAACGGCGACATCGATGGTCACGTGATCAGCACCGTTAGTTTCTAAGTTTTACTAAACTTATTATAAAATACCCGCACTATGCGGGTATTTTTTTGACTAAAAAAGATAAATAACTACATAAAGCAATACATTGCTTAAATATTTAGGAGAATACAAATGGCACAATCAAATCCAAATGCAGCAGTAAGAGCGGCAAATGGCTTCGCAGGAACAACCCACATTCTAGAAGTATCTAATGTATCAGTTGTTACAACTGAAGCGGCATGTTTAGAAGCACAAAACGAAGGTTTTGTGGTTGTAGCAGTTGAAGGAACATCTACAGGTGATCACATTGCGGTGCAAGGTGCAGGCGCAACACCTTCAATTACAGGTACTACAGTGGTTGCAACTTTTAATGCATAATACTAGATTTATCTAATGTAAAAAAGAATCCTCACTTAGTGGGGATTTTTTTTGGCTAAATGTTTTTATCTGTATTTAACCATGTCATATTAATTGCATATTGCTGTACATTTGCCATGTTCTTGAAAATTTTTATTTGTAATTGACTAGGCAGGTGTGCAGCTAGTTTTATTGTTGTGCCATACAAGTTTTTATTTCTGACTAAAAAATAAGGGTCATTTAAAAATTCATCTATTATATTACATGCTGCGTTGTGTTCACAGTTATTAGATATCAACTCATAAGATTGTCTATCGAACCATAAAAATTTATAAAAATTTTCAACTATGCAAAGTCTATTTATTTTTTCTTGATTATACCATGCTAACGGCTTCAAAAATCTATCAAACATTAACTGATTACGACGCAACGGCATATCAACATTACCCTTTCTCTGCGAATACCCTTTTCCTGTACGGTGGTAAAAGTCCTCAGACATACCTGCGGTGCCTGCAGGGTAATTTTGATTTAACCAATCATCATAATCATTAAGCAGCACAATATCCGTCCGGTCGCTGAATGCACAGTATAACATTAACTGTAAAGCAACAACAGGTACCATATGTCCGTCTCCCCACGAAAAATCAAAACACCATTGTTCTTCTTGGAATTTTTCTAGTGCGCGATCAACATAGTTATATGGAGACTGCAATGCTTTTACATATCGATCAGCTGGGTCCATATTTTCCGTTATGTTATTAACTTCTATTTGATCAATAAAAGCTGGCGCAGAAAATTTAACATTAAATATCATTGCCATAGCTGATAGATACCTAGCATAAGGGTCTCTTACAACAGTAACTATTCTGGTGTCTTTAAAGCCTGGCACAGCACTTATTAAGTTTATTACAGCATCAAGGTCATTGTTTTGGTTACCCGGTATATTCATTCCTTCTTGTCTGT